CAGATATTTCGTATTCTACAGGGTTATTTTCTTTTATTCCCAATACTCTATATTTTTGATTGAAAGTCGATGATGTATTTACAGAGCTTTTTTCATATATCCATAAGCTAGATTGACTAATAGTATAAAAATTTGTTTGAGCTTCTTCAGTATTTTTAATTAATGTAATCTTAGTTCTAAAGTTACCATCTTTTCCTACTGATTGTACTACATAAGTATATATATAAGTTGTAGACAAATTAGATATTTGAGAATCTGATATTGTAGATCCAGTTTTTGATAAATCGTTCAACTCATTAACAGAAACACTCTTTTTTGGAATTATGAAACTTATGCTGTCACCAACTTTTATAAAATCATATAGATTATCTAAAATAACTTCATCGCTATTGTTAACTGATACTACACGACCACCAAATCTATTTGATAATTTTAAAGAATCACAAACATTTATAATATCACCGGGATTCAATAACATTGCTTCTGGTCCAGCCTGAAATGATACTAAATCTTGTTCTATTTGATTCGTAACTAAAAACCATTCTCCTAATCGTTTAGCCTGTGATTTACTTGTAACTCCAAAACCGATAAGCTCTTTTTCAATATAACCAAATCTTCTTATATTAATTTTATCTTCAACATAAATAGTTTTATCTTTATATCCATCAGATAAATCAGCATATGTTACTTTTACAACTGTATATCTTGTATCTTTAGAAGATCCAGAATAACTAAATACACCATCTTTAACATTAGAATTATTAAAAAAGTAAACAGGTTCTTTTGGTCTATCACTATCAAATTTAAGATAATCACTAGACCAATAAACTAATCCTTTGAAAATCGATGCAAAATTATTAACCAAACTAGAAACATCTGTTTCTGAATTTATCAATAAATTAGCAGTAAATCTTGGTTCAACTATATCTAAATAACCATTAAATCTAACAGCAGCGCTTCCAGTACTTGCTTGATATGTACTTATTTCATCTGTATCAAAAACTCTTTGACTATATAAATAATTTTTAAAATTAGGTATCGCTTGTGAAGATAAGTTAGTTATTTCATTTAAAAGAACCGCAAATGCATCGTCTGATGTTTTAATATTTGGTTTGCTTTGAATAAATTTCTTTACTTCAGCAAATTGCGAACATGTTTTATGAAGGCCGAAATCATTGCATAATTTAATATAAGCAATATAATTACCTTCTAAAATCTCAACTGATAATATTCTTTTTCTAAAACTTTTAATAATTGTTTCTGATTCTCCAGTCAAAGAAGTTGATGTAAATTTCAAATTCGTTAAACATAATAAAGAACCAACTGGAAACTGTTCAGCTGTAAATCCACTTCCATATATTTCTATAGTATTAGAAATATTAAAAACAGATAATTTTACAACTGTAGCTGCTGGATATTTAGTATTATTAAATGTAGGAACCAAATCATCGCAATATTTACCAATTTGATAAATAGACCATTTATCAACTAAACTTTCTGGTAAGCTAAATTTACCTATACCATATTTATTATTTGTAACTAAATCGTATAAAATCCATGCTGGATTATCAGTCCATCTTAAAAGAGGATCAAATTCTCCACTCCAAAATCCAGAATATGTTTTTGCATCTGAATCATAATTTTCAGGAACTTTTATTTGTAATAGTTTTAGATTATAAGATCTACTTGGTATATTACCAAAACCTCTAGCATCCATAGTAAGATAATAATAAGCAGAATTTGGATATTTAAATTTACTATCAATAATCTCAGTAACAGACGCTATTCCAACGTTCATCACGGTTCTTTGATTTGCAGGTCCGGGTGATGTAGTAAAATTATAAATTTTAAAGTAAGGCTGACCAGATTTATTAAAATCTTTAATATCAAAAACAAGATCAAATTGGTATGGAGAAGTTGCTATACCTAAAACTTTATGAACTAAATAACAATTGAAATCAGGATTTTGTTTATATCCTAATTTTATACCAAAATAACAATAATTTCTTTCTGTATTACCTTTCTTACCAGTTCCATACAAAGTATTAACTTTCAAAGTTATTACTATAAAATCAGCATTTTCATCTTTGACTTCATACGTAACGCCAAAGCATTCTTCATATATGCTATCGTTGAAAATAGATAAATTTAAATTATTCGAAGCAGCAATACTTAAACCATAATTTTCTTGTCTTTGCCCAATCTTTCTGGCAAAATAGCTTAAATGATTGTGAGATAAATTATTAAACAACAAATCAGTACCAGCATCAAAAAAATTTTTAACTACGTTTTGACTTAAATTAAAGAAATTTTTATCAAAAGATGTTGTTATACCTATTGAAGAAGTTGAAAAAAGAGATGAACTTGTGGCATTCGGCGCTATCGAATTCTGAAACTCAGAACCAACTTTTCCAACCATCGAAACACGACTATAATTTAATGTATTATTAAATGAATTTTTTACAGGAACATCATTAAAAAATATGCCTTTTAAATTATCTTCATTATTTTGCGCATTATCAAATAATACTAAATCTGAACCATTATCATCAATTAATCCAAATATAGGGCCTTCACAAATCAAATCTTGAATATGAACTACTGATGTTGATTGTAAAGCTAAATTTTCGCTTTGATTGTATTGAATACCTTTTAGAGTTTTTAATATAGATGGACATAAAGTATATCTATTACTATTAAAATAATTTATAATTCTTTGTCCAGCTCCTTCTAAAGTATATGTAGGCAATATATTACTATTTACATTTTCAAATCTTGCTGCATTATATGCAGCATATCTAGGTTCTTGATATAAAACAATTGTATTTTGAGCACCAGAATTTCTATTTTGATTAGTGGTTGACATACAAAATTACCAAATTAAAGTTTTTATTTGAACATTTCCACCGCTTCCACCACCTATTGGACTGGGATATCCTATACTACTACCAGCACCAGCCGCTGCATCAAGTGAAGTAAAATCAAAATTAAGTGCGTACGTACTCACAACTAAACTACCAACCCTCAATTTACCATATCCTATAGGAATAGGCGTGTTTCTTGCAGTTATATTTGTTTTACCACTTAATATATACGAAGAAGTTTTTACTTGTTTAGGATCTTTTGGAGTTAATAATTTAGAAATTAAAAAACTAATTCCAAAACTAACGGCTGCCATAACAACAACATTAGCTGCAAAAACTAATGCTTTTGTTAATAATGTTGCTGTAGCTGCCGCTGTAAATATTGCAGAAAAAACTTGAACTGGTAAAAGCTCTATTGTTTTACAATTTTTTATTGATTCGTTTAATGAATCTGAATCGGAAATTATCTTATCATCTATTATTACAACTATAGAATCAAATATGTTATTGCAGTTACGTATTTTATTGCCTAATTTAGGAAAATTAGCTTGCAAACATTTGATAACATCGTCAAAACTACCAGCTTTTATCATCAAGCTTCCACAAGCCAGCTTCTTCAACAAACCGTGTAATAATAGTTTCTTCATTTTTTATATTTACACTTGAAAATGTATTTAATTTTAAACTATATATAATAAGCGGAATATCGTAATTTTTAATAAAAAAAATATCATTGTCCGATGGATCTAATGAATCAGGATGACTATGAAAGCTAAAAGATATGTTTTCTGGTCTTCTCAAGTATAAATAAAATACATCATCAGGATAAAAATTATGAGTATCTTTGTATTTAGAATCGCAATAAATTATTTGTTTATTATTTAAAACAAGACCGCCAGATTCATAAGGAGATAATGATATACAGTATTTTTTTATATCAGATAAAACATCAAGTTGCATAATCAAATGGTCTAGTTCCTGGAAATCCACCGTAAGGTAAGCCTTTTCCATGATTTTGCCATCTTAATCTGCAAGCTCTTAAATTTTTAGAACAAGAATCTTTTACCCAATATTCAGGAAATAATTTAGGATCTTTAGCTCCAACGTTTGCAACTGTATCGCCATTAGCTTTTATACATACATAAAACGAATAAGACAAATTATCTTCTGTGAATTGAGCATCGCTGCCAAAAAAATCGAAATTAATTGAATCAATATATTTTACAAAATCACCTGGGTTATAAGTATCTTCTGTTTTTGAATAAGTTCCTTTATATGTAATTTGAGTCAGATTATAACCAAAAGGAGAATAAAATTCTTTATTGTTTTCATCGGCAACTGGAACACCTTCATTGTTTTTTGTAATAACCTGTCCTGATGAAGTAGTTTCTTTTCCCCAAATATCGGCTTCTGTTTTTGCAGTAGTTATATTGGCTATTTTAAATTCTTGGCCTCCTCTTGGGTCCCAAGGTATTTTTCCATAATTACATCCACAACCAC